ATAAACTAAAACTTTCTAACGGCATATCTTTTACAATCCAATAACAATGATATTTGTTTGGACTTGTATTAACAACAATACTTGGAATAACATCAAACTTATCTGGTAGCGGAGTACCATCAAGATCAATAAATACTGCTCTTACACATTTTATGTGTTGTGTTGTTATACCAAATAGATCTGTTTCATTTACAGTAAAATATATACCCGCACCTTTTTGATTTAATTCTGTAAGTTCGTGAAAGTGCTGTTTAATTGTACCGTGTAATTGTTTAATTAATCTTTTATTGACGATCTTATCATCAAATGTTTGAAATGTATGATGAGTGCCAAAATAATCTAGAAACATAGAATAATGACTTTGTTCTGTAAAACTAACTAACATATGTGGCCTACAATTAATTTATTATCTTTAGTGTAGTATGCCGAGTGATTTCTTACTCCTTTTTCAGACCAATAAAAATCTGCAATTTCTTCGTAAATTTCATATGCTTTATCTGAACAATATTTGTATTGTTTTGGGTTATAATCAAAAACCAATTTTTCTATTGGACAATCAGTACACGCTAATAATAATATAATTATTTTATTCATCCTCGCTTAAACTCTCGTCTGACCAACGCTTCTTTGCACCTAGTTTACCCGCTATAGATCTTTTACGTCTATTCTTTGCTTGTTCTTTACGTTCTTCCTCCGCTTGAATACAATGCAAATACGTAGTACCATCCTTGTCTTTTTTTTCTTCAAACAAATGTTTTATTTTAGGATAGATCTTTTCTATTTTTTCTAATCTACAATTTAACATTCTACATATCACTTCATAATCTAATGGTATTTTAAATCCACGCCAACAATGACAATATAACAATACATATGCACCTTGTTCCTCTAAAGATAATTTCATACGGTTTGGATCTGAAATCCAATCACCCGCATAAAATTGAAACGCAGGACTTTGTTCGTCTGTTGTAGATTTTCTCATATTAAGTTTAGTTAATTTTATTTTTACCCCAGAAGTAAAGGTCTGTCAATAGACTATCTTGTGTGCAGTTGTAGATGTAGGTGTAGTTGAAGATGAAGATGAAGGGGATACTTTTGCCATTAACAAAATGATGCGATTTTATGGCAATGCTATAGCTTTGCTATGAATAAAGGAGTGGCGGTAAACCTAAACTAAAAATGAAAGGGAAAAAAAAACCGCCACACCAAGACGCTATATTTTTACGCTAATCTAGTAGATGCGCTACGCCTAGCGTTCTGGCGTAATTCTTAAATCTGGTCTAATGTATTCTATATCAAAATCACCTAACTTTGCAATCTGAAATGCACGAAATGGAGGTATAACTTTCCATTTAGATACTGCTGGATGTGATATTCCAAGCATTCTAGACAAGTTTTTACCGCCGTATTTAGCAATAACTTCTTGTTTTCTTTTCTGTGCTAATTCAATCGTACTCATTGTGGTATATTTGCAACAGTATTGTGTCTTAATTCCAACAGATAATTGGCTCTATCCTCACATTGTATTGCCTCATCTGTCAACTTACAGATACATTCTGCTTTGTTGTAATGTTGTGGAATAACACTAGATCTATCTAGATTTATAATTTCTTTATCTAGACGTTTCTTTTTTGCTTGTAACTCCTCAACTAATTCATCAATTACACTTGCCATATATTTGTTCTATATTTGTTTTCTTAACTTTTGTCAACTATTTACTTGACTTACGTTAATATATAATTTAACTGTAGTTAATCAATAGTAAATTAGTGAAAAAGGAAACATAATATGACAAGTATAATAGCAAGTGGCAATGAAACACCACGTTATCCAAGCGTGTCCGCAGGTGTTCATAAGGCCAGATGTATTAAGGTTATAGATCTTGGTACACAAAAAAATGACTATCAAGGACAAATAACTTGGAAACGTACCGTGCTTATTAGTTGGGAAACACCAGAAGAACTTGATGGTGAGGGTAAGCCAATGATAATCAGTAAGTTTTATAACTTATCGTTGCACGAAAAATCTACATTAAGTCAAGATCTAACTTCTTGGCGTGGAAGACCATTTACGGAAACTGAAAAAAAATCATTTGATATAAGTAAGTTAGCGGGTGTGCCTTGTACTCTTAATGTAATTGAGAAGAATGGTAAATCAAGAATATCATCTGTAATGCCTTTAGCAAAAAATGATAAGGTTGCTGAACAAGTATTACCTACTGTAATCTTTAGTTTAAAAGATTTTCAAGATGGTAAAAAAGAAACCTTTAATCAGTTATCAGAAGGAATACGTAATATGATATTAGGATCAAGAGAACTAGCAGATATGAACCAAGATCTAGGTGATGGTAATAATGGTAGTGATCTTAATGTCGGTGATGAAGCGATACCGTTTTAATGGAAATCACAAATATTTCTAATCTTCCTAAAGCGATTGAACGGGCAGTAAAGAATGATCCCTATGATAGTAGTGGGTCTAATATCTCTACTACTCGTTTGATTGCACCTCCTAGAATTAGGGTGTTAGAACAAAGAAACTATGATCTAATTAAAGAAGATGTATCTGATCGTATATTCTCTTTACTAGGTCAATCTGTGCATCACGTTATTGAACGTGCTAAACTAAAGGTAGATATATCTGAACGTAGATTATTCTATAAAGATGATAATATTACTAATGGTTGGATATTAAGCGGTCAATTTGATTATCTAACTCGTGAGGGTAATCTTGTTGATTTCAAAGTTACATCTGCTTGGGCGGCGCTTGATGCTTTAACCAATGGTAAGGATGAATGGGAAAACCAATTAAACGTATTGGATTTTTTATGTCGTAAAAATCAAAAAGATTTAATTAGATATAAAAAAGAAATCAAAGTTAAATCATTATCTATTATGGCAATCTTACGTGATTGGTCTAAGATGAAAGTAATGCAATCAGATAACTATCCACGTAAACAAGTTGTAATGATACCTGTACGTCGTTGGTCAGAAGAAGAACAAGAAACATATATCAAGGCACGTATTAAATTACATCAAGACGCAGAACAATCTAGTGATCTACCTATGTGTACCGCTAAAGAAAGATGGCGAAAAGAAAACAGCTATGCGGTAATGAAAGATGGTAGAAAAACTGCTTGGCGTGTGTTTGCTACAAAAGAAGAAGCAGTACAATTTCTTATTAGTCAAAAAATGATTGAAGGTAAGGGATGTAATATTGTTTTTAGACAAGGTGAAGATATTAGATGTCAACATTATTGTCGTGTTAATGAATTTTGTAGCCATTTTATGAATGTGACGTTTTAATGGCAGACAAACCTAAAATAGTTAGACCGTTTATTATGACTAAAGATCCAATGATACAAGATTTATTGCATAAGTTTTCTAAACGGTCTGATGAAGGAATATCTAATTACAAAGTAACAATGGCACAAGCAACTAAACCTACTGTTGCTTGGATAAATGATACACAAGAAGAACTTTGGGATGCTATTGTTTATCTAGAAAAATTAAAATCAATCTTAACAAAACTCAATTAAATTAAACATTTATTCTAAAACCATAATCTGATAAAATGTCGGGTTATGAGAGATACTAAATCTTTAGAAAATTTTAGAAAGAAAGTTGAACGTAAGTTTAAAGAAATGAACTTACTTAAACTTCTTAAAAAAGAAGTTGATATTGGTGCTAATGGCACTCAAAGATATGTAATTAAAAAGGGTATTAATAAAGGTAAAATATTGTGAAATGATAAACGAAGGTACATTACAGGAGGATGGGTATAATGAACAACATACCGAAGAACAATATATCAGATCGTGTGCTTATAAAGGTTTATCGTCTAATACAGAAATATGCGAGTATTATCAATCAATGGGCGTGGCAGAAACAGGTTCATATCCTATACTACAAGTACAGAAAAAATGACTAAATTCTTGTTAATTATTCAAATATGCCAAGCCGCAATAGGCATATGTACAGGGCCAATATCTGATAATTTACACTACAATTCATATAAAGAATGTGCTATAACGGGCTATAGAAAGAGTTATGAGATTATGAATGAATTAAAACCAGAAGATCTACACAAGTTTAGAACTGTTATAAGTTTCTATTGTAAAGAGGTACAAGATGCCTAAGAGTAGAATGCACAAAAGAACTAAAACAGTTGCTATATCTCATAATATGATTGCATATAAATTAGATGAAATCAAAGAAATAGTAAACAAGAATTCAAAAGATATAGAACAATTAAAAAAACAAATGGCAATGGGTACAGGTGGAGTTAAAGCTGTATTTGTTATCGGTGCTTTAGTTGCTCTATTCTTTTCTATCTTTGATAAAATTAAATTTTGGGGGTAACAATAGTGTGGCTAAATTTATTAACAATGGCATTCAAAACAGGGGCGGATGTATATGCTAACAATCAAAGAACGAAAAAAGCTATCTCGGATGCAAAACTACAAACTGCGTTACGTATGGCTAAAGGTGAAATTGAGTATCAAGGGGCTATTCTTGAAAATCAAAAGTCTGATTGGAAAGATGAGTTTATTTTAATACTGTTATCAATTCCTATTTTAATGTTAGGGTTTGCAGTATGGTCAGACAATCCAGAACATATGGAAAAGATGAAACTCTTTTTTCAATATTTTTCTGATCTTCCATTTTGGTATCAAACTATATTCGTAGGAGTAATTGCGAGTGTGTACGGTTTAAAAGCAACTGATCTAATAAAAAGGAAATAATATGAAAGAAGGTTATCACAAAACAAAATCGGGTAAAGTGGCTAAAAAAGGTTTATATTATTATATGAATAAAGCCAAAAAAAAAGGCACTTCTAATCCTAAATCTAAATCAACTGTAGATCCTAAACAATATGCTAGGGCCAAGAAAGGATTTCCTAGAATTGGTACTGCGTAATGGGTTATCGTAAAGAACATAAAGATCCTAGTGGTGGACTTAATCAAAAAGGCAGGGATTACTTTAAAAGAACCGAAGGGTCTAATCTTAAAGCACCTTTATCATCTGGTACAAATGCCCGTAGGGTGTCTTTTGCGGCTCGATTTGGTAGTATGGCTGGGCCTTTAACTGATAGTAAAGGTAAACCTACTAGATTAAAACTAGCATTAAAAAAATGGGGTTTCTCATCTAAAGAACAAGCTAGAGAATTTGCTAATAAAAACAAAGCATAATGAAATATTATATTGATTTAAAAGATCGTATAAAAGAACACGAAGGTTATAGAAATACAGTATATAAAGATAGTCTTGGTTTTGCTACAATAGGATACGGTCACTTAGTTACTCCAGAAGATCCTTATAAAGAAGGTATAGAATATTCTAAAGAAGAATTAGATGCACAGTTTGAAGCAGATTTCCAAACTGCTGTCAATAATGCAGAAATATTAATTCTACATCATAACGAAATAACAAACATAGTTGATGATGCTAAATGTGTTCTAATTGAGATGGTCTTTCAATTAGGT